GTCATCCAGCTCGCCGCCGAGGCCGGGGAATTTGACAGGGAGGAGGGAATGAACAAATGCAAATAATCGCGCTTGAACTTGATTCAAAGCTCGGAGAGGTGCTCAGCAAGCTCTGCGCATCCTCCAATAAGACGATGGAAGACGTGATCTGGGAGTTGGTCCATGCTGGACTTGAGGCAGGGCGTCGGGAACGTCCGGCGCATGTTAGGAAGGAAAAAAAATAACAGGAGGGATTGTGGAGAATATAGAGAAACTGGCAGCAGCATTAGTCAAGGCGCAAAGCGAAATGGGGATCGCGAAGAAGGATTCGGAGAACTCCTTCTTCGACTCCACTTATGCTAATCTCGGTTCCGTTTGGAAGGCTTGCCATAAGGCATTGACTGGGAATGGGATATGCGTTATCCAGTCCCCCAGCTTCAAGGATGGTCATTTCGTTCTGACCACGACGCTTCTGCATTCGTCCGGGCAATCCATAAGTGGAGACTATCTCATCAAACCCGTCAAAGACGATCCGCAGGCGTTTGGGTCGGCCTTTACTTACGCCCGGAGATATTCTTTGGCCGCAATGGTGGGAGTGATGAGCGAGGACGACGACGGCAACGCCGCTTCTGCGCCAAAGCCAGAAGCAAAACCAGCCTCGGTGCCAAAGCCAGAAGCAAAACCAGCCTCGGTCGCGTCGCCTGTCGGAAATCTTACCGCCACATTTCTTCCGGCAGAAGTATCACAAAGACCCTGGTCAAAAAACGGAAAAGAAGGAGTAGCTTATGGTGTCAAATCTCCATCTGGGGATTGGTATTCCACCTTGGATGAAAAGATATTTGAGCGGATTGAATGCGCAAAGGCAAACGAAATGGAAATCACCATTACGTACAAAGTAAACGGGAGGTACAAAAATATCGTGAGTATCAAGGACATAGAGGTGCCATTTGATTATCACGAATAGAAATAATTTACCAGCTCCATTAGTCAATGCGCTTTCCCACGATTCGTATAAGCGCGTGGGAAACATCAGCGTTACCGCGCTTCTGAAGGCTCCTCGGATTAGAGCGCTGGAAATCCGGCACGACACGGAAATAACGGAAGACATATCAGAACGCATCTATCGCGCCCTGGGTTCCTCTCTGCACAATCTTATGGAGAGCAATGCAAGCCCGAACAGCCTGACGGAGGAAAGGCTAGTGGTGGATGTTCTCGGATGGAAACTCAGCGGGAAGCCGGACCTCCTTGACAATGAAGGCGTGTTGTGGGATTTCAAGTTGACTTCCGTCTGGGCGTACATCCTTGGAGGTCGGACGGAATGGGGCCAGCAGTTGCAGATATATGGATGGCTATATTACAAGCATGGCTTCGATGTTAAGATGATGAAAAATCTCCTTGTGTTTCGGGATTATTCGCAAGTCGAAAAATCAAGGATGAAAGATTATCCAGACGCAGAGGCTGAGGTCCTAGAGTACGATCCGATGAAGGCTCTTGAAGTCCAAGGATTGGTCGAGGAGAGGATTAGATTGCATCAAGCCGCCGAGAAGTTGCCAGATGACAAGCTCCCGCCATGCACGGCAGCAGACAAATGGGAAAAACCAACAACCTGGGCGATAATGAAACCGGGAAGGAAATCAGCTGTCAGGGTTCTGGAGAGCGAATCATTGGCCCAAGAGTATCTAAAGGATGCTCAAGGTCCATTCGAGATAGCAAGAAGGCCAGGTCAATGCATCCGCTGCCTGCGATATTGCAAGGTGGCGAAATGGTGCGACTTTGGGAGATCAGTTTTGGAGGCCAAGCAAGATGACTGACGAATGGGGAGATGACTCCTGGATCCTTAAGGCCCTGCCTGAGATCCAAGCCGTGCAAAAAATCATGGAAGATCGCTTGTCCAACAATCCGGCCAAGCTATACAACCAGCTCTGCACGGTCGAGGCATGGCATGGGAGGATGACCGCCTTGCTTGCCGACGCGAATGCCCGGCTTGACGAATCGGAATATCAAGCCTTGATTACCCTGCCCGAAGGCGTCAAGGGTTCTGCCAGGGATATCACCGTGGCGAATATCGTCAAGAAAGAAAGACGACTGCGGGATATTTTGGACGGACTTTGCACAAGCATAAAGAACAGGTTGATACTTGGAGAATCATTGCGCCGTCAGTCTAACGCTGAGCGTGGAAGTTTTATTCCTCGGGGCGAATAACATGAAATTTTGCGTTCCGATCAAGGCCCTCAGCGCAAACAAGGCTTGGCAAGGCCGGAGATTTTCTACGCCGGAAAAGAAACAGTATGAAAGAACCCTTGCGCTACTCTTGCCAAGAACAAAAGTTCCCGGTCCATACTACCGTGTGGTCTACAATTTTTATCTGTCGAATTTTGCATTGACCGATTGGGATAATTTGATAAAACCGTTTCAAGATTCCTTAGTCAAACAAGGCATTATCTCGGATGACCGCTTCATCTTAGAGGCAACAGTCAGGAAATCTGAGGCAGAAGAGGATCGTATAGAAGTTGAAATATATTCCAGGGAGATTGCGGAATGAAATTCGCCGAGCGTCTTAACAAGAAACAGGTGGCCCCTGACTCCGAGATATTTATCTTCGTTGTCGTTTGCTTTGCGGCGGTGTATATGGCCGTCCAGCTGATGAGGTGGGGGTGGGGGATGAAAATCACATTAAAAGACTCGGAAAATAAAGGAGCTTATGCCGACTATCTTCCGAGCCATGCGCGAGGCATGTAAAAAATGAACAAATCACAGGCCGTGCAATCGCTCCTAGAACCTCCTTGCTATTGTTTCGAGGGAGGTTGCGGATTGTGTCTGGACAAGACATGCCCGGATAGCCCGGCGTATGTCGCGCCGATCGAGGGGGCAGAGTATGACTGAGTTGACGAATCTTTCCTTATTCTCCGGCGCGGGCGGCCTCGATCTTGGGGCCAAAATGGTCGGGGGATTTAGGACCGTGGCCTACGTTGAGTATGACCGTTACGCGCAGGGAGTTTCAATGTCTCGTATGCGCGATGGAGGGTTGGACGATGCCCCTATCTTCGAGGATGTGCGAACTTTCGACGGAAGAAGCCTTGAGGGATATGACTAAGCACAAAAAAGAAAATATCATATTAAAATGTGTGCTTTAATCATTAAGAAAATAGGAGAGTGGGACAAATGAAAAATATCGGAGATACGGTTTGGGTCGCCAGAATAAAATTAAAAGACTATCGAATAATTTGTCCCGATTGTCTCGGCACAAAAGCCGTAACGCTTATCCTTGAGAATGGTGAGAGGCATATCCTTGAATGTAAAATTTGCTGCCCTGGTGGCTATGACGGACCAAGGGGGTATATCATTAAAACGCAATACACCCCCGATGTTCAGTTGCAGGAAATTGTTGGCATAGAAATCACCTCGGAGAAAACTATTTACAGATTTCATGATTGGTCGACAGATAAAGTGTTTGAATCAAGAGACGAGGCGATCGTTGAAGCAAATAGATTGCGGGAGGAATTAGAGACGGACGCAATGCAGCGATTCATATTTGAAAAGGAAAATGCAAAGAGGACCTGGGCCTGGAACTATTCGTACTACAAACAACAAATTAGAGATGCCAAACAGACTTTGGCATATGCTGAGGCCAGGCTGAATGTCTGCAAGCAGAAGGCGAAAGAACCGGGGGAGGAAATAACACCATGACCAAACCAGGCCCGAAGTCATTAAACAAAACCAAGACGAAAAAGGATTTGGAGTTCGCGAATAAACTATTGGAAGAACAGGCAGATATGATAAACAAAGGACTCGACGCGGCGGTCGAAGATAAGTCAGCTTGCCATGCCTTGGGATACGAGCAGGGTGGGAGATTGATGCAAGAACGTGCCGAGAAAGCCGAATCCCTCTGCGCCAAGCAGGCCAAGACGATAGAGAAGATGAGGGAATTGTTGGAGGACAAGCAAATAGATTCCTTAACCAAACAAAGTGAAACGGTGTTCCCTTCTGATGGACTATTTCCCCAAGTCCTGTCCACTGGAAACCTACAAGGAGAAAAAATGAAACCATTCCATGGAATAGGCAATGAATTACGGCGTTTGCGTCTGGAAAGAAAATTAACTTTGCGATGGATAGCACAGACGGCAGGAGTAGGTGCCGCATATGTTTGCGATGTGGAGTTGGGAAAAAGGTCCATATCGGAACATATGCTTAAACGCTTTTGTGGAGCATTAGGAGTTGATGTTGGTTGGAATGAAAACGTCCGATGCCCTTCTTGCTTGGGCCGTGGTTGGATTCGTATTCCATGGCCGATTGAGCGCACCGCCGCGAAGGAGAAATCGAAATGACCAAGGAAGAAGCCGAGAGGGTAGACCACTCTGCGAGAAAAGTATTGCAGGAATCTCAAGTTCAGATTGACGACGACGGACGGATGATTGGTGTTTCGCGCCAGGCATTAGCTGAGACACTTGGAGCATATGACACGATGGTATCCTTAATCTCCCGCCAGGAGAGGGAACTTGCCCTATGCCAGGGCTTCCTGCGCGAGGAGATAGAGGTGGGCAACAAAGACAGGGCAGAGATTGCGTGCTTAAAAGACATGCTCGAAAAGAGAGGAGGAAGCGGCGAATCTGGCCACTGACTATGACGGGCCTGGGACATATCCAGACATGGATGGAAGGCTTCAAATAAAAGTCAAGACTACCCCCGGACGGCTTGATCTGGATTCGAGGCTACGATTACTGTCGGCTGAATCTTGTCCAACATTTCGGCCTCAGAAGCCACAAGTTTATCAATGAGCGCAGATAGTCGATCCTGTTGTCCCTTAAAGAATGGCACCTTGGCACATAAAAAGTCCACGACCATCTTCTTGCGCTCCGGACCAAGGCCATCGGCAGGGAAACGGGCCTGCGCGAATCTGACGAGGGCCATTACCAAGTCCCTCTCGAACTGATCCAGCGCGGCATCTCCTGTCTTGACGCCCAGGAGGTCCTTAACCTTGCCAAGTTGCCATGCCATGAGCATGGGGATCAGCTTCCCAGCGATATAACTACATATCCACGGCAGTGCGAGCGTTGCAAATCCGGCGATGATATAGTTTCTCATATGCCCTCCTTGAGTTTATACTGCATCCCATACAGCCGATAGGCCGCCGTCTGCATAGAGCCTCTTGGCAAAAGCCAATGCTGGCAATGTCCCGCCTGCGAGGCGGCCCAGCATTTGGAAATGCGGAAGGTCTTGAAACTTCCACCGCCCGCCCCATTCAAGGTCCAGGCTCTCGCCCAATTTCCCTAGTTTTTCCCACGGCAGTGAATCATCCCAAGACCAGTTGCCATGGGGCCGAAATACTATATCAGCCGCAAGTCCGTAATTGTGGAAACTGTCTCCCCCTTTGGCCTTGGTTACTATCCGACCCATCGACAGAGCAGGGTAACCGTCAGGATTTCGTACCGTCCGGCCCAGAGCATAAAGTCTGTCCTGTTCCTCCCATGTCCGCAGGCCCATAAAAATATCGTATGGCGGCAATCCACTTGTGGATTGCCCGGCAAGGACAGAGCGGACCTTGGCCGCGAAAGGTGGAAATAGGGCGTCTAGTTTATCCATGTTTCCCCTCCTGGCACGTTAGGCACTTCTCGACAAGCGGCTTTATCGCGGCGTTGAAACTCTCAACGGCCCGGTCCACGCGAGACATTAGTTGACTTCCAAGCTCGCGCATATCGGCCTTAATCTCCAATCGCAGGGCGGCATTGTCCTGACGGATATTTTGTTCCCATGCCTGATGATCCGAGCGGGTCCATAGCTGAGAGCGTTCGACGGCAAGCGCGTCCAGCTTGGCCCAAGCAGCCGCTAAACTGCGCTTTGCCTCATCAAGCTCTTTTTGTTGCGCCGCGTCCTTGGCTTTGAGAGCCCAGACAACTAAGCCGACTAATGCGCTAAGACCGCCTCCGCCAGCTACAACATGTCCGGGCTGGATGTCCATTTTATTTCCTCATTTCCCCAAAGTTACTGCTACGGATAACATGATCCGCGAGTTTTGTTTTAAGAAATCTCCTACCTTGGCGTCTTTATATTCCTTCCATTCCACAGGTAGGGTAAGAGCAGGGCCGATAAAGATATTTGGGAATTGACTCCGGCGGACGTGTGTCCTGGCCCATGCAAAATCCCAAAGTCTTGCGGAGAGCGCGACGAAGTTTAAGTCCCCGGCGAGGAAAGCAGAATAGTCCTTGCTTCCGGCTTCGTACTTGCCGCCCGCCCCGAGTTCGACAGTATCTCTGTAATGGTCAATTATTTCCTTGCCCGCCGCGTCCTTGTCATAGGCAGCGTGAAAAGTCCAGACAGGAAGGAAGGCAGAATAGGCCGGTGCGGTATACGGCCCGATGAGTACCGCCGGACGCATTTCCTTTGCCTTGTTAGCGAGAAGTTGGCTGAAGGATTGGTCAATAGATGGCGCAGGCAGGTCAATGCTTTGCGCCGACGCAACAGTCGCCACGAACATCAACAAGGCAAGTATCTTTGTCATGCGGTCTCCTTTATTTTGTCCATGAGGTTGATATCTCAGGAAACCAAGCCATTAGGTCAGACTTCGGCTTCAGGTTCTCGTCGAAACAAACGGTCAAGTCCTGTTTCAGTCCCCGGTAGTATTTGAAGTAGCGGCCCCAAAGCGGGACGCAGTACTGCTCGAAGCACTCCACCCACGCGCCGTTGATGAAGGCCGCGAAGGTCGAACGGCCTGACCCCTCCACCGCCGTATCGCACAGGGCATGGGGAAGGTTCTGCGTCTTCACACCGTCCCATATATCGCGGTTCTCAATCTGCGTTCCCGGCGAGGTCGGGTATGAGGTATCCCACAGCATCCAGGTCGGATTGTTCTTCCCGCTGGTCAGCTTGAACGGGAGAGGGACGCAGTAGGCGCAATCCATCCTGCGGATTTGTTGGAAGGGTTGGAGGGCTTTGAGGAAGGAGTTGGAGGTCATAATGCCCCAATCGTTATGAAACGGCCTCCCCTGCGGATTGGCGAACTGGTAGGCCCACGGCATGAGCGCGTCATCCGTGACGGCATAAGGACGAAGCGCGTCATAGAGCTTCGGATCAAACGCCCGCAGGACTGGTTGCCAGTTCACCACGCGAACCCCTCAACCGCCGCGACATCCTCAAGGGCGTTGACCGCCGCCTCTGCCGTATCTGAGGCTGTCCTGACCGCGCTGATAGCGTCCTTAATGGCCTGTGTCTTTTCTGCGTCGTATAGTCCCAGTGCGGCATTGATCTGTTTCCAAAGCGGTATGCTATCCTCAATCCTGTGTTTGGCTTGGAATTTGATTTTTAATATCGCTTCGTTTTTGGCTTCTATTAAGTCCATGTATATCTCCTAATAGTATTCATCAACAATAATGATACCCGAACCGCCAGCCCCCCCATCGAATGTCGCACCATCCCCGCCAGCTCCTCCGGTACCAACAACGTAAGCAAAAACTTGATTATTCGTCGGATTATTGATCGTTAATTCTGCATACTCTCCGCCACCACCACCTCCGCACACTGCCCCAGTGCCACCGGTCCCTATAGCACCGCCTCCACCGCCGCCAGTATTTGCTATCCCGGCGTTACCATTGGCCGCTGCACCGCCTGCAACTGGGAGTGCTCCAGGTCCTAGTAAGGAGGGTCCCCCACCGCCCTGCGTGATTCTGGAATTATATGCCGTCTCTGCTCCACCTTGTCCAGGGAATCCGGGAATACGCAAATTCGCTGTTCCCGACCCACCAGTCCCGCCAGCTCCTGCGGGCAAAGAATCCGCGCCACCCGCACCACTACCCCCGCCATGAACTTCTATCGAATTAAATGATGATGGATTTCCAGCTCCCCCGGCCACACAAGTATAATTCGCTGTAAGACCATTGCCCCCACCGCCACCTCCGACCATACGTATTTTTAATTGCCTAATTCCAGTCGGAGTCGTGTAATTTCCACTGCCGGAAGTAAATATCTGCTGAGTCGGCAATGTTGTACCTGTGATTGAATAAGCAGTAATGGTTCCCTTCACGTCAAGTGCTGTCCCAGGACTCGTCGTCCCAATCCCCACTTTCCCCGCCGAGTTCCATATCCCAGATGGGGGAAACATAGAGCCTGTGAAGGTGGTCCCAGCAACGCTGCTAAAAGTATTCCCCCCGCTAAAGACTTGGGTCGAGGCAAGGACAGCTCCTCCCTCTGTGCTCGGCAGGTTTGTCAGGTTGGACCCATCAACTGCCGGGAGCTTGGAATCTGCATCCAGTTTTACGAGTTGGCTTGCGCCATTAAATGAGTTTCCTTGAAGCGTAACAGATGAAGATATGGCAGAGAACGTCAACCCGTTTTTATGCAGGCTCGTTTCGTCGGCAACGTCTGTAGCGGTTGAATGAATGACTCCCGTAATTGCCGTGCCGTCAAGGGCGGGATAGGCTCCTCCCGCAGTCGTTTGAATAAGCTGAGACGCGCCGTTCATTCCCGGTGAGACATTGGCCGTGCTGATAGTTACATTTTCCGGCAAAGATCCGGCCTGGATGCCAGAAGCCGGGACTGTCGAAGCCGAGGCCGCATTCCCTGTGATGTTTATTCCCGCCGTCCCCGCGCTGATATTGGCCGGGGTCAGATTGGTGAGAGAGGCTCCGCTAATGGCTCCAAGCGAGGCCACAGTAGGGCCAGGATATGTCCCAGTCAAGCCGCCGCTCGCCGCTCCTGTCGGTGGAGCCCCCCCCGCCGTTGTTGCATAGGTTGAGCTTGAAACATATCCCGACACGATGGATCCCAAGATCGAGGTCAGCCAGGCCGGCTGAGAATATGAGCCATTGGAATAGAGGCCATTTGTAACGCTGGCCGCGTTCCCTGTTACATCCGACGGCTGAGCGCAAGTCAGATTATTCATCCCGAGAATTTGTGGGAAATAAACGCCTGTACAGGTCCCGGTGCTAGTCTTGATAAGGCTAAGAGTTCCAGTGCTATTGCCGATAAGGTTTTCTCTGTCTGTAGCCCTTAAAATTTCAGATGTTAACGCAGACCCCGTACTATTTAAGGCTGAATAGATTGTTTCCATCGAGAGACTAAGTGTTGTTGTGGAGATATCATTTTTTGTCATGTAAGAAGCAAGTCCGGAAATCGAACTGCTTGTTAATCCAGTGATTCCGGCCCCGTCCCCAAATAATGCCGATGCATTTATGCTGCTTCCAGTTGTGATATAGCTATTTGGTCCGGTCATGTAAATGCTCGTGCCGGATATGAGGAGCGGGGCTGTGAAAGTGGTGGAGCTTTTGAATGTGTTGGCATCTACTTGGCTGGCCGTATTCGTCGAAATCTTGAAGAAATTCGCGTTGACCTTCTGGCCCCAGGTATAGCTCCCAATCGTCGGGACGGTCAATCCTCCAAGCCGGGAGGTCGTGTCATCAGCCCGCGCCATAGGCGCGAGCAATAGGCTCAGAAGCGCGGCGGTTAAGATTCTCATATTGGCTCCATATTGTATCATACCTTTGGAATTTTCATAAGCGTTAGATTCATGCTCGCTGAAGCATCCGACTCGGAAATCTCGACAGTCCTCGAATATCCGACTACATAATAATCCGTTGCAATCCCGTTTATTTCATTGACCACATTGACCCGATCGCCTGGTTGTAAATTCACGCGCGGGGGGAAAATCTCGAAGCTGGGGATGTAGGATACCGGGTCCTTCTGGTTTGATATTATCTTCGCCGCAATGAAATCTGTTACACTTGAATCCCTGAAATAATTATTATTCACATCAGCGTGGCGTTTCCTGTGCCTCGCTATGCTCGCAGCGTCAGATGCAAGCGATTGATATGGAGTCTGCAAATTTGAAAAAGACTTTCCGATCAGCCTAAGGTCCGTAATGGTGCCAATGCTTGTAACAGTAAGCGTTAGAATTGGCTTGGTCGGATGGATATAGGTTATCGCCGCTGACCCCGTTGCAGACCCCCAGGTGATAGCGATGCAAGAACCTCCGGCCATGTGTGAGGTGTCCATCCCTCCCGATACGACGCAGTTATATGTTACGGTCCCGGCTGAGACGATAAGAGGATTAGCCACGGAAACCTTATCCGGCGGTGTCCCTGTTATCGCTTGCCATTGGTCGTCTGTATTGGCCCCTGTCAGAACTAAAGGGGCCGCTGTTACGGCCACGTCGTTGATAATCGCAGAATCCCCGGCCAGATTATCGGCTATCTGCTCCTGCAAATCGCAAATTCCGTTTTGGTCTGTGAGGTAGAAATCTATTGACGGGGACCACTTTTGTTGGGCCGTTCCGGTAAACCATTCCGTAGAGAGTCTATATAAAATTGAGTTCCTTAATCCAACAAATGTCCTCATATCCGGCGGTCCTGAATAAACATATTCCAGCCCGCTTGTGGATACACGGATTCTCTCGTATCTTTTCAGGTCTGATGGGTCCTGCGCCCCAGGTGTCGCAGATACCCATGGCCCCCAACTCATACCGTCATCGCTTGTTGAAACATCATAATTAATAGACCCCGACGAACAGAGAAGATTCACGGCCTGGAATATCCCGACAAATGTTATGGCGCCCCTATCTATCGTCGGAGAAATCCAAGAGCCGGAATCTGTAGTCAGGTATTCTGTCCCGGTCAATGCGGTTGAAAAATACGGACCAATAAAACTGCCTACCTGCGGGGTCGTGTTGCTTCCGGAGTAGGAAAGATACGGAAAATTAGAATATGTGTTATCTGTGCATTGAAGGACAAAATCGTGCTGAGCATACAATGTAAATTTCCCGCTTATATCCCTCGCCAGAGTTATTGTCCCTCCATTATTTCCGGACGCCGACGCAAGAAGCGTCAATGATGGTGTGTTATCCATACGGTACAGATTGAAAGTAGCCCTCAATCCAACACCACCCTGAATGGCTGGGTGGCATTGAATACCAAGGACATAACCATTCCCCAAAGCTAGGCCCCCAGCCGTTGTCGCATTTGAGTCCATTAAATTAAAATAGACCATCGGCGCCCCTGTCCTGTTGTTCGGATTTAGCCAAATCCACCACACGCCAACGGATGATGGTGTTCCCCATGCCATATAAATCGTCCCGGCCCCAGATGTAGATGTTGGCCTAAGTCCACCACCACTTAAATAATCCATCACCTCCCATGTCCCTGCGGCGACTATCCATTGAGGATGAGAATTAACTGTAGCCGAGCTTATCGGGCCAGGGGTTTCCAAATAAAATTCTTCAAGTATTTGCCCTGGGCCATGAAGATTTGGGGCATTATTTACGGAATCGACATTATTCTGCGTCCCGGCTTCCCAGCCAATCTGTGTCGAGCAGGAATACTGCTGTGGAGTAGATGTGAGATAATACTGTAAGACAGCAGTCCCGTTTTCATCAAAATTAAACATTGCATCGCCCGCGGCCTGGACAAGCTCCTGCATCACAGTCAAAATAGAGATTTCGTAATAGAAAAAATAAGGCTCTGTGATATTCGTCGTCGCCAGGACCATCTCGTAATTGCTCACGCCGTTCCTGTTTAGGATATATCGGATGCAATCCGTGATGTCAATAGCTGTTTTTAGTTTACAAGAATCCTGCTGGTCCATGAGGTGCTTGATTCCGTCGCGGGCGACAATCTCTGCGCTTGCGCTTCCTGCGGTTGGCGTGATGGAGTCGATGGAGCCGGTGAAGGTCCGTATCAATTCTTTTCCGACCGTTGTATAAAATCCTTCATTCACTTCAAGATTTATTCCCAGCAGGGCAAGGTCGGAATTGATGAAGCCTGCCGCAATCTCAGCCGCCGTCGGAGAGTAGGAAATTGAAAAGAACCTGTCCGAATTGTCAACGGTTAGGACTTCTTGCGTGGCAATGGGCTGGGATAGCTTGTAATCCTTTTTTCTGTCAGGCCCTTTTATGGAGCGCACCCGATCGGTAATGTCAACAAGGCGGTAGACTTCAAGCTCTACAAGTTGCGCCGGACCTGTGCTTGTCGTCGCATAAACTACAAGTCGTATTTTTGTAGACGTGATAGCTGCGAAATCGAAAACATCAAGACCGCCCGTCGGGCCGATGGGCCAACTGCTTGAACTTCCGCCATATGGTCCGAAACCATAGCCCCCGGTGCCATATCCACCTATGCCCGAAGGTGGCGTGTACTTGTCCACTGTCCCCGCAAAATCAACCCAGGCCCCACCGTCCCAATACTGCAAGAGGTAGCTGGTCAACGGGTCGGCGGCGAGATTGTAGAGCTTTACACGATTAAAAATCCTTGACTGTCCGAAATTGATTTCAAGCCAAACATTACCTGTCCCATTCGGGCTGGCCGAGGACTTCCATGAGGATTTCCCGACGCCATCATCTGCCGTGGCCGCCGCGCCGATGTTTATTTCCGTGTGGTCCGAATTTATTGCGCCTTCCTTTGGATGGTCGGAGTCTGCATCTCCCGAGCTTGTGGCCGTGGAGCCCATAGCAGAGGCCGCATAATCAGGCAGAACCAGATAGACCAGATATGTCGGCATTGCGCTATCGGATTCTTGCGCCGCCTTAAATTCGGGACTGACAGTTATCGTATCATGCCCCCTGTAAGCTCCACCCCGAAACCTGCCCCACATCCACCTGTCCGCCGATAAACTGTCCTCCGATTTCTGACATTTCGACTAGCCAACCCGAATACGAATATGTGCAGTAGCACGGAAATACTGTCGGCAACGGAGTCCCGAGCGTAATAATTCCCGTCGCGTCTGCGTAGGAGCCACCGCTATAATAATTCGTCCCTGTTCCTGCCGCATTATCATAGATCCCATTTATGGTCAAGCTCCCGGCGGCCCCTGCCGCAACAAGGGCCGCTGAAAGCAAAGTCGCGCTATTTTCTCGGATAGGGACAGTCATTGAGTCTGTTTGGTAGCAAATCTCCCGGATAGTTTGAAGATCGCCGTCTCGGACCTTGAAACTCAGCATCGTGTCCGTCACAGATAAAAGCGACTGCATCGCGCAATACTCTGCAAAAGTAAAATAATTTGATTGAAGCGAGATCGTTGGGAATGACGTTCTGAAAACCCACTTGCGCAAATGCCCGGATATTGTGCGCTTCTTTGCTGAGATTTGGGCAGGACGAATTTCAAGAGTATTCGGATTTATGTCAAAAGTCAATTCCGACCCGGGCCGACCAAGGTAGAATTGAGAATACCAGGCCATTAGAATATGCCTTTCCCGACGAGATTAAGTTGCCCTCTGCCGCGTATATTCTGCGTCACAAGCAGGGCCAATTGGTCTATGAAATCCCTTGGATTCTTGACACTAGGCAACGAAATGTTGCCGATGCTTATATTTGTCACATTTGAATTTGAGTTCGTCGTCGAGCTTTTGGATAAAGGTGTTACAGTTACGCGCTCGGACTGCCCCCCTTCTCCAACGAGCAAGCGCGTTGGTTGGTCGACGAGAAAATCTCCACCGACAGCCATTTTTAAAGCTCCGGCGGCCACGGCCATCATCTTTACTTCTGAAAATGCCTGCGCTGCCCGTGCTTCAGCAAGTCCGGGTATTCCCGCCGCCGTTGCATAGGCATTTGCCGCTGCAACCCAAGCAGCCGATGAGGCAATCAGATAGTTTGCTGCGCTTGCAAACAAAACCTGCTCACCTGCCCCGGTCGCTGCCTGAATGGCTTTTACTGCCTCATAGAGCGCATATCTTACGCCCATCGCTACAATTTCCGCAATCACCTGCGAGGCGATTTGCTTCCATAAAGAAGTCATAACGTCCGAAAATGTTGCTCCATCCACAATCATTTTTGCAAAAGCATTCCCAAAACTTGTAGCTACAGTATTGGCAACATTTAGACCAAGTTTCTGAAAATCTTTAAGGACATTTGACTGTAATCCGAAAGAGGATTTTTGCTGTGCCTGTATTTGTAGTTGTGTTTTCGCACCCGCAGCTACAATCGCAGTATTTTTTGCAGATTCAAGACCCAAGACTTGTACATTGGCTTTTTTCGCTGCTTCAATTGCGGAATCGTAATGCTTTGTTATCGCCGCTATTTCTTTAGTGAGAGAGGCCGAGACAACCCCAGCCTCTCCTTCCCATAAGCCCCCGACGTAAGATAATGCCTGGAATGCAGATTCTTTGGTCGTGTTTGTGAAACTCTCTAGAGCTTCTTCGGCTTTGCGTGCCCCTACGAGTTGTTTTTCAAAAATATCATCCGAAAAGGCTTGAGCTTCTTTGTGCGCCGTAAAGGCTTGAGCTTCTTTGCGCGCCGTTTCTTCCGAAAAGGCTTGAGCTTCTTTGCGCGCCGTTTCTTGGGCAATATCACCTAGTTTTCTTATAGCCTCACGTTGCGCTTCAATTTTTTTTCTTGTTTCGTCTATGATTGGATTTGCGGCCTGCAATTTCGCAGACAAGGCATCAAGTCCTGGGAAAGTTACAGCCCCTGGAAAAAGGATTGATTCAATGGCTCGATTTACAACACCTGCACCCTTGCCAACAGCATCGAGAGCCGAAACGCCATAGCTTTTTATTTTATCCCAATTTGTAGGCATCTTCTCCTGAATGAGAAGTTGCGCCTCTAACTTTTGAAGCATTGCTTCTGCGCTTTTAATCGTCGCGACAGTTCCCTTATCTGTTGCCTCCAGCAATGAGTTTTCTTTTGCAATGAGAGTTGCATACTCTGCGTTTGTTTTTGCTACTGCTGCATGGTGGGCCACAAAAACACTTGTCAATCCGACCACGGCGGCAGTTATCGCTATAAATGGTAAAGACACTGCGCCGCCCGTCATGCATAATTGAAAAAGTATGGAATCAAAAACACGAAGTGGACCACTCGCAGCAGCCGAAGCCCCCCCAAGCATTGCGATTTGCCGAGTAACAAGATTTAAAGCCTGATGTGCTGCCCGATGGGGTATCAATGCTCTATCCGAAGCAGCGGCCAAATTGGCGAATCTTCCGGGTGCCTCGTTCATCGCGCCGTTGAATCTATTTACAGCCTGTGCTAGACCGTCAAAGGCATTTACGCCACCAGTGGCATCAGCGGTTACGGTTACGCCGATATTATTATCTTCCACAGTTTAATCCTTCGGAGAGTTTTGATTTTATCTCTTCATCGCGTTGGCGTTCGCTTTCCTTCCTCTGGAAATCTGTACGGGTATGATCTATAACGTCGAAAGCGTCCATTATCCAAGCAGGCTGATCTAGGACGCCACCGCCACAAGGGAGAGATTTTCGGGCCTGACAGCGCGAGTAAAGATTTATTAACATCGTTTCCTCTGGCCCGATTTCGGGCATCCCGCATTTGGGACATTGCCCGTTTATTTTTGTTTTTGGACAATCATGTCGGCGGCAATCAAAGGAGCCTACCCTTAGACTCCATTCGACCACTGCCGCTAATCGTTTTTTATTTTTGCATTAGCCTCCAAGATATCAGTCTCTTTCGCTATAAAGTTCCCAAGAAGGATGAAAAAATTTCCTTCTGGCAAGTCTGGAATGTTCGCAAATTCAAGAGGGGAAAAAGGAATATCTTTTCCGTCTCGCGTAAAACCACGCCATCCCAAAATCATGCAGCGGCAAGCAACTTTGTAAGATTCTGCGCCTCCCCCGGATAGAGCGACTTCTAATCTATCCGCAGAGGAGGCAACTGACTTGATTGCCACTACCATATCTCCATACTTAAACTCCTTAGGTTGCCCGTGCTTTATTGCTTCCATGTGTCCTCCTAGTACGCGCTTCCGAAGTCATTAACGAGCGTTGGAAGCAGGGAATATATCCCGTTGTAAACCGCCTCCCCTGTGAAAACAATCTTGAGGAGGTCGCCAGGAATCGAACGCGGTGCCGCCGAATACTGCAAGACAGGGATACTTAGGGTCAAGCTATATGGAAACCCCGCCTTAATAAGCTCCGTCGAAGTGATGGCGAGGCTCAATGATGTTGAAGTTCCAGCAATGAACTTAGCCCACTCTGTCAGATCCTCGACGATAAGGGACATGCTGACGGAGATTTTGAGGCCCTTGCTGTAAATCTTGGCCCCGTAGATGGTAGCACCGACCACATGCTCAACAGCAATCTGATTGTCAATCGTGATTTTCAGATCGTCATAGTTGGCGATCGGAGAGCCGCCCACGGTCGGGACGCACATATTGAACTTCATGGGCTGAAGTGTTGAATATGTCGCGTTCTGAGTCGTTCCCGTTGCGTCATACTTCAATCCCAGCCAGTCAGCATCAACCTCAATAAATTCCTTGGCCTTTACATTGATTTCCAACTTGCTCAACATGCAACCGGCGTGCTGCGGATAGTCCGGGCCGTTCTTCTGCCACCAGGTATAAGACGGCAAGGATGCACTTTGAATACGGCTGAAGGCGTGGGACATAACGAATGCCGCCGTTGTGCTATCCGAGGCAAGGCTCTTGCTTGTGCTAGAGGCATCTGCTGCTGTGAAACCCATGAGCGAATATGCCGATATGCTGGCCGCTGTGCCTGTTGAGAATTTTAGAATGAAGTCATGGGTATCATTCACTATCGTGAATTTTTTTGCCGAATAGCTATAAGCCACGGTGTAAGCGTCTGACGTTCCATTGGCCGCTTCGAGTTGTGTCTTGATTTCTTTACACAGGCTGGCTGAGACGCTAGAATCCGCACCCATAGCATAAACACCTGCGGCCAAATACGCAGTCTTTTCTGCTCCTGAATTTTCATTGAACGGGATAGCATCGTTTGAAGATACAAACGTAACTGCGCTAGTGCTGGTTTGCGGCGTAGCAGCAGGGGTATCAGTATGCCCCCATCCGATAAGGGCTGAAATCGCCGTGCCAAGATTGTCAGACCCGTTCACGCCGGTTTTCCAAAGGAGTGTCAAGGTTTGTGCCCCGCTCGGCGTGATAGTAAATTTCTTTGCTACGGGGTCGAAGGCTACAGTGAAAGTAGTCGGTGTTCCCGCAGCATCCAGAGCAATCTTGATGGCCTTGGCAAGGTTGTAGGCGTCATAACTCCCCGCTGCTACAGTAGCATGGAGTTCTGACCCCGTGCCGATTATGAAGTCAATCATGTCGTTCTGGCCCACTCCGCTAGATACCACAAATGGAGTATGAGCCACGACTGTAAAAGATGCCGTCTCTGCCAGAGTATCAACCCCGAAAGCGGCCATGAGATCGTCTCCAACTTCATCGGGGTCTAACTCGTATTTCATTTTGCCGCCCTTTAATTGTGCAGCCCCTTGGGCAACCTTGATGGCCATATCAGCGATACCCTGAACACCCTTCCCGATGAGCAGGGCGATATCCGTCGAGAAATTAAACGGCGGTATGAACCGACGGAAACGCGCGGGCGCAGTAGCTACTGTTCCGGGCGGCGGCGTTTCCTTGCAAAGTCCGGCTTCTCCAAATCGGCCTGTGTACATTTGCGTGTCCTCCTATGCCAGAACTGGCACCGTCTGTAATCTCAAGTGCATCTCACCAAACGCGAAAAACTTAGGCCCAGGTGTCCGACCTGACAAAAAGGCAGGCTCAAAGTGAATCCCGCCCATTTCACTAAAAATCCAGTAAGGGGAATAGCCGCAATACTTATTGCTTGGCAGGCTTGCGCTCCTGTCATTCAAGGCGTTATTTGAAAACAGCTTCTGCATCAATGCCCCGCCGTCGGTAACCAAGACTGCAACTTCCTCCGGCGTCTCCCCGCCGATGACCCATACAATATGAAACTGATACCACTTCTCGAAACGGGCCGTAGTTTTCATGGATGGCGTAACATCTTCCGGCTGGACCATGATGCACGGAATCGGCGCGCAGTCCTGGTCGCTTACTCCTAGATTGTGCAATCCCCGAATCGGAGGAAGCCCCGGAATGTACTGTCGAAACAAATCTATGAGGACTTGGGTTAAGCTGTCAACATCATTGATGACGCCTGACGTTTGCCCTGGGCTTACGAGGATCGTCTGTATTTGCGTGTTACTCACCGGAAACCTCTGCAAATTCCAGGTTCATTTGTTTCATTTCTTTTCTAAGTCCCAAAATCCTATCAGTGCTAGACATGAGAAATCCTCTATAGTTATCGCTCATAGATATATAATCTTTCAATACAGCCTTAATCATATTTCGATCTGGTAAACTTAAAAAGATTGTAGGGCGAAGGGTTGCATTTCTTTTATTGACAGCTTTCACAGCGTCCTCTTCGTCCAAGGGGACCCCGAATGCTACGCGATGCGTGTCAATAAATTCTCCGAAATTCCCACGATTGGTTAGAGCTGACATCAAGGCTCCTGTCCCAACCATGAGCCAATCAGCAAATCCACGGCGCCTCTTTGACCTCACATAGGGGAGACTTTGTAGAGGTTCCCACACAGCCGGTCTAAGGTCGGCTCCTCCGGTGCCAGATAACTCAGCACCTCGCCCGGCCTCGAATTTTCTGGAATTTGATTCAGCCCATTTGTCAATAATATCCCCGAATGGTATCGAAAAATCCTTCATCCTAGCCTGGATCTCCCCTAGCCGGGAGAGGTCCTGGTCGTACTTCAACTGGAAATTAAAAGTTCCCATTCTAGTAGGGGTTCTGATTCGTGCTGATTTGATAACGTATTGTCCCAGATGCCGGAGCTTCGCGCTGCCCCTGGCGTTTGTAAAAGTCATCGCGCATCGTGATAGCTTGTTTCAAGGCAGACTCCGCAAGCCTTGTAAATGCCTGTGCCGGTGTCTGCGGCTGCGCCCCCATGCCACCGCCGGAGCTTGCATACTCCTTGGCCTTGTCCGAGGCTCTGCGATTGTAGAAAACTGAGAGGGCATAACGTATTTGCGCTGGGTAAAGGCCCGCTGTAATGTCAGTACCCGCCACGCCACCCAGCCATTCCGTGCCCTCATCGAGCATGGACTGATAATCCGCGTAGCTATAAAGCTGGCTGAAATAATCGAAGGCCATCGGTTGTGTCGCCCCGGAATCCGGCGGTACGCCTCCGGGAGTAACAGTCAGATATCCGCTTGGCTGATCGAGGACTGCGAAGGTAGTCCCCCCGGCTGGCTGGCGTATTATTGATTGGCCATAGGTCATAAAAATGCTAGCCGCTACAGGATTGGGAAAGTTTAGCCTAAAAGTTTGATTTGTTCCATTGCGTATCCCTGTCGGAGTATCCCCGAAATGAGGATTGCTTGTAGGCGTGTCATGTGCAAGGATTTGTACACGCGGGACCAAGACAGCATAATTTGTGGCAGACATTTAAAACTTCTCCGCGAGCTGTTCCTGCATCGAAGGATACAGTTTCCTAAGTTTCGCGTCCGTGTGCGGGTAGCGGCTGTGCATCGGCCCAAGGGCTGCGTACCGCGTCCCGTACTTGTGCGCGAGCTTGCGCCGCCCGTCAACGTCTGAGATATCGTAAAGCTCCTGGGTCATAAAGGTATCCACGATGGCATTATCTTTCCCCATAAAGTACCATCGTTTGAAAACATAACCCTCCACGGTATCCCCTGCGGCTTTAAGGCCCCATACTTGCGTTATTGATTGGTCTGAGACGTATGGCGCATGGTCCATGATCTCACCCAACTTGTCAGCCGCTTGTAGTTCTTCCAGTTTGGCTTTGCATTCAGCTTGGCTTTCGGCGTAGGCTTGCTTCTCGGCCTGGGCCTCTGTCTCAGGTTCCTTGATGAGAGCATTGCGGAGCGTGGGTAGCTCAGTATCCGGCATGACCCGTAACCTAGAGGATGGTACGTGCTTTGTCATTATCTATCTCCCACCGCAGTAACTCGTATTTTTGTTGCGCTACCTAGGGTTACAGAAACAACATGGACACGCGCACGACGAACGGGCATGAGGTTTCCATTTGACTTTACCACAGCCCCGTCTGCATTGGTCCCGCTGACATGTCGGAGCATCGCCGTCGTAGTATCTCCGTCATAACCAACCCCGTCATTGCTCGCTTGTAGGGTTACGTCCCATGCTTCGGCGGCCACATTGGCCCCGTTTGCATCCAGACCAGTAACTTGCAAGGACCATTTATTACACACCGGGACCACGATTGAGATATCCAGGGGAGAACTGTATCCAGCCGTTATAAAATCTTGCTGGCAAAAGAAAAGCGGCAAAATGTGATCAAGCATATGTCCTCCGTTCGTCTAAGGATTCAGAAGTGGACCCCTTTCGGGGCCCACCCCTTTTTGAATCCCTATTTTCAAACCGAGCCGTCCGAGCCTCGGATTGTGAAGCGCGGCTCCAAGATCTCGTAAGTGTACATCTCGTCAATCTTGTAGCGTTGCGCCCCGATGGTGAAGGACGGACCGCTTAGCGGATTTTCGATCTGCACGCGGACAGGCTTCACAACCTGCTTGATAAACCCCTTCGCGGCCTGGGAAACGTAATAGGCCGTTGAAGGCAACCATATGCTGGATACAAGGTTAAACTTCCCCTTGAGGATGTTTAGCGCGTGCTGAGTACCGATGGTCGTATCCGTTCCAGCCGTGAAGGTGCTGGACACAGCTTTGATGTTGGCCGTTGACGGATACAATTCGGACTTAAGCATCAGTTCAAAAGCGTCAATAAGGCCGACGCCACAAACCAATGTATCCGGGCTGACCAACATCTTTCGGCCCAACGGGTCTTTCATCTGCCGCGCCATTGCGCGAAGCTGGATGATAGTCTCGTAGCTGGCCGCAGTCGAGCTTATGGCGTTTTTACCGCCGCCATTCGTGAAGCCCGTGCTGTTGTAGGGCCAAGTGGATTCCCCGGCCTGAGTCCCCGTTGCAGAAGCCGCTACAGGGTTGCCGTTGGCATCCAGGACAGCATACGATCCCGCGGGGTCGTTCGATGCGAACCGGCCCACAGCGATAGAATCGGAGAAGATGGGGAAGTTCTCTGCGATCTGCTGCGCCTGCTGTTGTAGCTGGTTCGTCTGATCCCACTCGATGGCCATCTCTCCCAACACGAGCATCCTGACCGCCTTCGTTTGGTTAGCGATTTGAATATCCATCGCGCCGATGGCAGCCTGTCTCGGTTCCTCACCGATTCCCTTTAGTTCAGGGAAAGAAGCGCGGAAGGCCGCAGCATACAACTCTATGGCCTTATTGCTGGGCAAGCTCTGGTACATGCCATCAAAGGTCGTCTCGACCTTCTGATACATGTTATTGACCGCGAGTTGGATACCAGCGCGTAGGAACTGTTGCAAGGTTCCGGCCACATTGGCCTCGCGCAGGGTATTCTTCGCACGCTTCACAGACTCGGCCAGCTTCTTGATCGAGAAGGTCGAAGACATAATATCCAACATTCCCGATTCCTTGAACTCATCGCTCATGACATCAAGGCCGGTATGCTCCTTGATCTCCTGGCGCATGGACTCAAGGACTTGGGTTCTCGCCCTATCCTCAAAAGCCCGATTCGCCTCGCGCAGTTTCTCGCCGCGCTTTCCTGCCGCCGTCTCTATGATTTCCATTTTTTTCATTCCTCCTTGTTCTCGTTAGAGAAGCACGACAGGATACTGACCGATGACCCAGACAGGCACTAAGCCGCCTACCACGTATGGAAGGCTGGCCGCGATGCTCGCGGATGGGAGCTTGACGATTCCGACTGGATTGGCCGGAGAAGTCGCTTGCTTGGTTACATGCTGCGCATCGGTGGCAAAATACACCTTATCACCATCGTAATACGTCTGCGCCGAGTCGCTCGTATCCATAAAAAACGTCGCCAGACAGCCAAAGATGGCCAGAGCGTCAGGCTCATAGTTCTTTTGGATAGCCGGTCCACCGACTAACTGCGTGGCGGTATACGGCGCGAGGAAGGCAGGCTTTACAGCCACGCCCACAAGCAAGCCCGCTTCGGTGGCCGAGGCAATGGCCTTGACATAGCCGGGGCTTCCAGCCACAAAAGCAAGCAGGTCGCCCTGGTTGAAGTCGTAGGACCCGCTTGTGGACAACGGCCAGCGCATTTGCTTGCCGCCGAAATTCACGTCTTCGAGGATGTTATTTCTATTCTTGGTCGCCATGATGGCTTATGCCTCCTTGGCGGCTTCAAGGAAGCGCGCCTCTGCGTTTACGCCGGATTCCTGCACCCCGCGATGGAGGGAAGCTACAGAATTCTGGATTGACTCGCGGATGCTCTTTGCAAGTCGCGCATCCTTTGCGATGATGGCTTTGGCTTCTTTGTAGGGCATGTACATCAAACGAGTAAATTCCTCGTCGGAGTATGTGCCTTTTGGAAGTCCAGATTCTCGGATGGCTCCTATGAGCCCGTCATAACGCGCCGATTCATCGGCGTCCATATGAGCAAAAGCCGCTCTCCTGCTATCATCATCAAGCTGCCGGAACCGCTGGCGGCGTAGATCCCTTGCAGATCGAGGTCGAGAGTCGGCCCTCGCTTCTTCTGCATCAGCATCATCATCATCAGCAGAGTCAGAACCATCAGTTGCATCTGTTTTGTCTCCGATATGTTTATCAATTGCCTTGACCATCTCGTGTAGTCGGGCCATGTGATCCTCATCGGACTCGCCTTCCTTTTTGGCGGCCCAGGCTTCGGACTCTTCCTCAGACGACTTGTACCCTTCGCCCTCGGATTCCTTTACCAACGCGGAAAGGGCCTTGTGGGATTCTGCGAACTTTTTCTTCTCTTCGTCAGGTAGCGACTTGAGGGCTTCGCTGAACTTGGCGAAGAAGGCTTTTAGTTTTTTCATTCCTTCCTCCTGTGATGTTGGGGATACGACCCCGTTTTTGTCTTCTTTGATTACAGCCAACCCACGACCGCCTCGGGCCGGGGTCGTAACTAAATCGCATGAGTCGCCTTCTGTGATGGCCGTAACATAGTTGTCTTCTGGACCACCGCCCTTCGCTGTCATGTCGCGGGACTCGGCGTCGCCGTCTGCGTTGACGCTAAATCCGACATACTCCAAATCGTTATCCGGGAAACTCTCTTTATACTTCAAGGCACTTTGAACTTTTGCTGCGAGCATGGCTCCGGATTCCGATAGGTCGCAATGAAGCTCGCCAGCGCAGGCAGAACCCTCCTTGACCTGGATGATCCCCAAGTTCTTATAGTATCCGGCCTTGTCTTGGACCCTGCGCTCTGGCAGCGTGTCGGCCTCATCCTCCGCTTGATGATTCAGGTAACACCATTTTCCTTCGAAGGCTTTGACTGCCGAAGAGACGGCTTCTGGGCCGTAAAAATTCTTGTTGCGCCGATTGCCGGGACCTTCGGAAATTAGGATCACCTTGAAAATCTTTTCGCCCTTGGGGCCGTCAGGCATGGCCTCCAAAACTCGGAAAGTTCCTGTTTCGCGAATTTGAACACTACTTCTCGTCTTCATGTTCTACTTCATCTCCGTGCCGACGGACTTCTCGGATTTTCCTTTTTCCGCGATGCTTCTCACATTCATCCTTTTTGTCTTTCCAAGTTTTTGACATAAAAAAAGACACCCGCCGCATTTCTGCGGGCAGGTGCCGGTACAGATTTCTGTCGGCTTACTCTATCTTAAAGTTGTTGCCATCGGTTGAAGTATATAACGTTTTTTTAAGTTTGTCAAGTCTTTTTACACAAATAAAAAAAACGACTCTATCCCTTGGGGCTATACCCTAAAGAGATGAAGTCGTTAAGGAAGACTTTAAGCTGTTGCCGCAAACGCCCTTGGTCCGCTTGACCTGAAAAGGTCCGCGCCTGTTTCGTTTGAATTTTCGCCCATCGGGCCAGGTCGAGAGTCGGCCTCGTAGCCTGGAATTTCGGACAGCATTTCCGGGAAAGCTCGTATCGCCCGGTCGAAGATCGGAACTATTTTGATTGGTGAACGCGCCGCATCCGAGGGCGCAAGTCTTAAAAAAGACTCCCCCTTGCAGGCGGACCAAGGCTGGCAAGGGGGAAATTTGTTGCTTCTGCGGTCCGCCATAAGAAAAGTATAAAACATGCGCGGCTGTTTGTCAAGACCTTTTCTCATTTTCGGCCCTCAGGTTGCCACAGCCTGATCGTCTGCGTTGTTCCGGAAGCTCAAATAAGTGTCCCTTCCCCTCTTGTATCCTCATGCTCCCAGGTCGAATCTGTATTTTTATCTCGCCGTGGCCATGCTGGACGTGCTGACGCACGACGGAAACAAGCAAGGCTTCCTCCTCGGACAGGTCCATGCGAGTCATATTTTCATTATTTCCAAAACAAAATTGTCGTCCTGATCCATGAATCCAGAAGAGAATTGCAGGCTCGAAAACTCGCGGCCCTTATCCCTGGCGTAGGCGTCCATCTTTTCGACGACGCCTTGAAGCATGGCAGGAATGTCAGGATTCGCCCGGATGAAGATTGACAGCTCGACGTTTTCCTTTCCAACATAATCGGCCAGATTTCTGGCAGACACAGAGATAAACCTTGACGGTAGAGACAAAGAGCTGAAAGATACATGCGCCCGGATTCTGTTCTCCGTCATAGTAACAGGGTCTATGCTGATTCCGTCCATCCTCGCGCCCCTTGCGCTGGCCGTGTTAGCTATCTGCCACAACATCGCAATAAAAGCATTGGTCAGGTCCCGGTTCTCTATTACTTTATCAAGAAGCCTGGTTGATGAGATTCCTAGCGCGGAAGCAGCGTCATTGTCTGGCATTATTTCGCCCACCCCACGATCGATATACCATGCAGCCCGGCCCAGGTGTCGAAATCTACGTGTAAATGCGCCTGCAAGTTCCCCTCTGCGTCCCTGATCGCCATAGCGTCCGGCACAAGCCCGCGAGCGTCCATATCAAGCGCGGCTTGTTTCTCATCATCTGTCCCATTCCTCAAAAGCTCGGCGAAGTCGCGGGGGACGATACGAGTAAAACATCTACACCCATAATGCACTGGTATAGGCTCGGCCTCGTCGGCAGGTTTCCCGTCTTCTGCATCGCAATCAGGGCAATTATGGACTAAAATCCCATTGGCAAAATAGGAATGTGCGTCCTCTACGTCCAAATTAAATACTATTGACAATGAAGGATGTTTATAGTATTCTTTGGTATGATAAAACACATTAAACACGGAAGCCACGGCGGCATAACCCATGACAATCAGACCTTCTACAAGTTTTCCAAACCGTCGAAGTGGGCTCAGCCACGCAAGGGGGCCTATCTTGTTTGTCCTACTTGCAAGAAAACCTTTTATTTGAACCGGGCTAGAATCAAACGCGGTGAGCGTTTTTGTTCCACCACATGCCGGGCACTTTCCGCGCCCCGCGTAACTAAAGTCTGTACCGTGTGCTGCAAAGAATTTACCGTACTTGCTTGCAAGGCTAATCGGTATTCCGCTTGTAGTCGCAAATGCAGGCAGTCCAGAATGAGGCGCATTATTTGTAAACGATGCGGTAAAGTTTTTCTTGATTCGGATAGACGCCCAGGATTCGAGCGTGTTCATTGCTCTGAGGAATGCCGAAGACCACCCCGCCATATTACTTGCTTGGTGTGTGGCGTCAAGATGCGTGTCGGCCCGTCGTCTAAGATTCGTTTCTGTTCCAAGTCTTGCTATCGCAAAAGCCAATCCGAAACGAGCCTTGAAGCAAAGGTCAGAGAATCCTTGAATACACTTGGCGTAGAATTTTTGCAGGAGGCCAAAATTGGGAGATATTCTATTGACTTCCTTATCCCGAAACATCGCATTGCCTTGGAAGCTGATGGAGATTATTGGCATCGCAACGAGGCCCGTGACTCCCGCAAAAATACTTACCTCGTTGCCCACGGTTTTATCGTGGTACGAATTCTGGAAAGTGTCTTGAACGCCGGAGATGCAACCTCGATAGTTCGCGCCCACTTGGCCGATTATATCCCCTACGTCAAGTGAATCAGCTCGAACCCACCCCCTGCCCTTCTCATATATCGGATGGCTTGCAGTCGTTATCAACTTAGCACCTTTTGTTTTTATCGTAACCATAGAGCCGCTGTATAATCGACACACGGTCCCGGTGATTCTTTTTCGACCAAGATGCGTTAAGATAACTTCGCCCAATTTAAGAGATTCGATAGCTTTATCTCCGTCGGGAGTTGATACCAACGTCCCGGCAGGAAAACATACAGCGCTATCTTCTAGCGTCTGAAAAATTTCCTCAGCTACCAGATCCTCATTTTCGCCTGCGACATCATCGCGGGCGTCTCTCTGCGCTTGCAGTATGTGCATGAATAGCATTGAGGAGAGTTTGTAGATCGGATCGAAGTTGTCAACCTTGGTGGCGTCAACCTCATCGGCGGCATCGGTGATAGAGCCTTCATGCAATGCCTCAAGTCTTAAATTCGTGTTCAAGTTCACGGCGTATGCCCTGAGCCATTCAGCCAATGCCTGCTCCCATCCAGTCTTGTAATCTTCCGGCCTTAGAGCCTCCCGCAATGCTTTACCGGGAATCCTGGGCTTGCGGCTTGGCGGCGTCAGCATATCCAACATCCAAACATGACGCAGTGCTTCGTGGCGGTAGGCATCTTTGACTGTGTCGCGCATAAACCGCAAAATAGAATTGAAGAACCCTACAAGCTCATTCGTCGAAAAATGGTTTATTCTCTCAATCGTCATTCCTGCATTTGCCAGATTCCACGTTTCGCTGCCATGCGCGGCGTGGTACTCTGCCATGATAATCCCACGCAATGACTTCTTCGCGGCTTCCCATTCGCGCTTCAGGGCATCTACACAAGCGTCCTCATGCGCCCGGCCAGCCTTGCGCGTCTCGGCCTCTAGTCGGTTGAGTGTGCCGCTTTGGGTTGGATAGCTCAAGAAAATCCTCGGAGTGGATTGCTGCGGGAGGGATGGCGCAATTTGCGGATAGCTCTGGCCTCGATCTGTCTTACCCGTTCTTTTGTAATCCTCAACTTCCTTCCTACCTGCCCCAATGTTTGTGGCCGTTCTATTCCAATTCCAAAACGCATTTTAACTATTTTCTTTTCTCTCATCGTCAACAATTCTAAAGAGTTATGGACGGCAGACTCGCGTAATTCTCTCCGGCACAATTCTTCTGGTTCTGATTCATTCGCTATTTGTAAAACTTTCTGTCCTGATGGTAAACCAACAAAACTGATTCTATCCATCTCAATAACTGCCAATTTTCTTTTATTGTTTGTGTACAGTTCCGGCGGGAAAATCCATTCGGGTAATCTCATAAAGTATTCGCATATTTTCATGGCCCAGGGGAAAAGCTCGCCATATCTTCTCCCTAGTTCTCTTCGATACTTCGTTGCGTATGGACATTCGCGTAAATTTATGGCGGAGTTAAGATATTGAAGGTTTATTCCTATCGTTTCTGCTGCCTCCCTCTCGGTCGGGAACTGTTCATGCACTAACCGCCATAGCCGGTTATTTTTTACTCGGACTTCCATTCGTACTGACTTCATAAAATTGCCCCGAAGGGCATTGGTCCCGGCATATCGCCTTGGGACGCTCCGGCACGAAGCCGGAAATTGTTTATTTTCATTTTGCCTTACGCCCGACGAAACGGCGCGGTCATAATGTCTCGGATTGACCGCTTGGCCTTCGGGTCGGCTAGGACCTTCCGTTGGGCTTCGATCTGCGCTTCAAGCTGGGCGTATATCTGCTCGACCTGGAAAGCAACCCAGGCCAGGGATACGGGTCGGGGCATCCGGGCGGGATTGAAACCCAACCATAGGTCGCCTGTCAGCTTGTTTTGCGTGATGACGGGATGAGCAGAACAAGGAGGGAAAGTGTAATGCTCTTCTGGTTGTGCTTCTGTTTTCTTGATTTCAGGCTCGGGATTTCCCATTTAAGTCTCCTGATTACAGGGTTTTATGCTGAGATTTCAGCTTATTTTTTCCTGCGTGGATAGGATTTTCTTCTGTTGGTTCTAACATCGGCGGCGGCGCAGCCCCGAAGCGGCCCGCTGGCGGCGGCGCGCCAATATCAATAGGCGGATGCTTCTTCAAGTCTTTCTGCCCTGCGTCTTGCTCGTTGTCAAAATCATAATTATCACACTCAAGCTCTGCTGCGACCATCGTCCCAGCTCTGCGCTTGTTGATATATCCCATCTGCTCTGCCGTCGAGACATTGGCAATATAATCTTTGGCTGAATCCTTTGAGACTGACGGGAAAATAACCTGCCAATCATCTTCATTGTATTCAATCTTGTTCTGCTCGCAAAAAGTCTCGATGATTGAATCAAGGAGGTCCTGGAAGTCCTGCTGTAGATCCTCGATAACTTTCGTGAATGGTTCGCTTCCGACGATTGCGGTCGCTCGGCTTCCTGACCCGGACGCCATAACATTGAAAAAGTCCTTGGGGAAGCCCATCGCTGTCGCAAGGAAAGCTAAAATCTCCTGGCTGATAGAGCTTTCTGTCCCGGTCTTTCCGGCGGCAGGAGCAAGGGCTTTGCGCTCCACGGCCTTGTTGTGAACGAAGATAGATGGAGCGACTGGAATGTAATTATATTTTGCGCCATGTGCGGCCACATCTCCTGCTGATCCGTCGATGGTATCGTCATAGACAAAACACGCCTGCAACTGCTCAGATAATACCTGGGCCGTATAGGTATCCTTGAGCTTCTTGAGCCAGCCCAGGATTGAGAAGATGACCGGCCGACCACGCTTCTCTTGGCTCGTGCAATTCGTTTTGATTCGGATAACTTGATCGGCGGGAATCTGCCGGACTATCCATTTCCCCGGTTTTGTTTCCTTGGCTTTTGGTACGCCAGGCACATCAATTCCCGAATATGTTTGGGTGGCGGTGTTATGAGTAAATACCCCAATCGCAAGAGCAAAATTATGATGTTTATCTACCGTTATGTCATAAACATCTTGCATCCCAACAAATTCAACCCTTAAAACTTTATGATTCACTATTGCGCTTTGATGGGCAAGTTCCTCATTTTGCTTTCTATTATGAGATGCGCTTATAGAATCGCCCATTTTCTTTCGCATCCCTGGTCTGGCCCATTGCGCCTTAATTCTTTCACTTAATGCCTTCCGGGCTTCCGGATGTTCAATATAAAATTTTCTAATTCCCTCCCCTTGTTTCATGCGCCACGTGCTACCCCGCTTGGGGGCAGTAAAGCACCATGAAGATTCAGCCATAGTTCGTCTTGGTTGCCTTCGATGCCCTTCCATGTGTTCGGCATGGGTCAAAGTTTCGACATTCTCCGGTCTATTGTCAGTAAGTTTGTGATTCTTATGATGGACCGCATAACCTTTTCGCGGTTTCCCTGCAACCATGTGATGCGTAAATTCCCAACCAGTTTTGGGCTGCCAAAGCTTTTCATACATGGTCTTCCGATAAAGAGGCATTAAGGAATCGCCCAATTTTAATTTCTCAGCCCATACATACTGGCCATCTCGCATAAGGAAAGGATGATCGAAAGAACAAGTCACGGATTCGCCAGAATCGAGAATGACCTTGACACATCTCTTTTGCCCCGGCTGCTTCCATGTTTTGATTGCCCGACCTGGAACGATACGCCCCGTGTCGTGATCGTAGGAATATACCCAATACTCGCTACCCCGTTCTGCAAGTTCCCGTACTGTCGGATTTGTCCCGTCGAGCAAGGCGATGCGCGTATCTCCGTGCAAACATTGATACATCTGCTGCAAAAATATCGGCTTGTCTATAAACTCGTCCCACCCCTCGCAAACAATATCCATTATCGTCGAGGAATCTATGGATATCATGCGGGACTTGTCAATCGTCAATTCTCCGTCCGTCAGATATTCACGCCCCCAAAATTTCCTGATTTTATGTTGAAGTTTATTGTGCTTTGCGAAGTCTCGCCACTTCTTTGCTATGCCCTCATTCTTGCAGCGGATTTCAAAGCCCCGACCTAGGGCATACTGCGGCAAAATCTGAGCTATGCGGTTTGCTATCAGATTGTGATTGACCGCCTCGCGGGCAGCGGCCATGCCTGGGAAATAGGCATAGGGGATATTTTTGTAAAACGGCCCGCTAAACCACGGCGTAAACTCCGTGAACTGATTGGGGTCGAGCGTCGAATTGCTCCCCAAATCAGAATTGCTAATGTATGGCGCGGCGAATCCAGAACCGCCGCCAGAGAATCCACCGCCCCAATCCTCTTTGGTCTTTGTCTCAGACTCTTTTAACTTCTTGGAAAGTCCGGCCCAACATTCCTTGAGCCGTCCCATTGCCTTTTGATATGCTTCGTGTCCGTATATTCGAATAATGCGGTAGGGCCTATCACCTTCCGCGCACTCCCGCAAGAGTTGGCCGCTTCGGTTGAACCTACCGCAAAATAATACTGCGTCGTGGACTTGCTCTTTACCGCTTTCGATTGCCCGCATCGCCTCGGCGTAAATATCCGGGGCATGTTTCATGTCCTCATAGATTTGGTCTACATCGGGGATTTTAAACTCGATGGTCTCCATGGCAGGCTTAATCCTGGACTCTTTGGCGGGCATCCAGTCCCCCGGCGTCCCGCCCTTGCCACGGGCGCGGGACGTTTTGGGGGGGGCAGTAAAGCGTTTCACAATCTCAATGGATGTGGGTTGTCTTATCGCCGCACTCAGCCCAACTCGCCGTTACGGTTTGCGTTGATACCCCGATGGCGTCAACCGTGCAATCCGTGCAATAGCGAAGCTCTCCGATAGCTGTCGGAGTATCAAGTGCCAAGGCGGCTAGGTCCCCGGATTTTAAACCGGCGGCAGTTGTGGCATAGTTCACTGAGGCATCAGCCAGGCCGATTACATTCACACTGGAAACAGCCAGCGCAGAATCGGCAACTCCGGCAGTGTCAGCTTTAGCGTGTAGATCGAGCTTTGCTCCAAGCTCCACATCGAGGCCGCCAACAATGGGGCTTGAGATTGCGACCAACCATGTTGGATTCGAATAGGACCCACTGGAATACAATCCGTTACTCACTGTCCCAGCATTTATGTTCGGGTATGAGCCAGTTGCAATCGAAGAACAAACAACAGAACCTCCAAGATTGCCAGCCGCTATATTCGCAGCTGTGAGGTTGGTTAAGCTTGCCCCACTAATCGCACCCAAGGATGCGACGGAAGGATTTGGGAGACTGCCGCTTAGATTCCCCCCGAGGGTTAGCCCTTCAACGGCAGCCGTTGCCCTTGCATCGGTATAATACAGATTCCCGGACTCAGGGATGTCGCTTGTATTCAACGACACACTGCCGACTTTAGAATTGACTGATATCACACCTGAGCCCGGAGATTTCTCCCATATTGCGCCGTTATAAATAATCCAGTCGCCGATGAGATACGCAATGACACCGTGGCCGGTGTCCGTCGATCCTGCGACGCTTGCCCGAAAAAAATCTCCATTTTCATATGTCGCGTCTCCGTCGGTAAGATGTGGGTTATTGGTCGTGGCGTTCCATGCGCCTTGATAAACCATTGCGCTGCTCGGCAGTTGGGCTACTGGAATCTTTGAAGATGCGTCCAGACTTGCCACGCCATTCGCTGCGCCTCTGGCCGTTGTGAGAATGTTCAATGAAGCCGCGCCTGTCAATGTGCTGATGATGCTCGGCGCGGAAATGACTCCGGCTGAAGTTATCGTCGAAACATTCGGCAAAGTTCCAAAAACGCTTTGACCAGATACCTTCAGAGTCGTGAGAAGCGGCGATCCGTGTACAATGACGGCCGCCCCCAAGTCTCCATCCAAAACATTCTCGGCCGGGAAACACTCGTTACTGACTTTATACCCCGTGCAAGAACTGGCCCGCGCACCGACGGCAATACCGACAAGCAACACAGCAAGAATCGAATAGATTTTTTTCATCGGCCCTCCTTGCGGTCGAACACTTCGTAAAGTCTACAACGAAAATAAAGTTTTGTCAAGCCCATTCTGGCTGCCTCTCCAAGTGCCCGCCCCAACTACTCGCGGGCTGACGCCCCTTCGCGCTACGATAAAGCATGACAGCCAAGGCATGAGCACATACGCAATCATCGTGCATCCCCTCGGGGGCGGAATAGGCGACGTGATTCCTGGAATAGACATACTCGAAGCTCTCCATTTCCAATCGGTGCGGCCCCTCAAGTATCGTCGTGCGCCCCTGCTGGACTGCGACGGCCAAGCCTTCCATGAGTTGCTGCTTGCTCTGCGAACTAAATTTATAGCCCTCGAAATTGGGCCGCGATTCGCTAAGGCCCATGCTGCCACCGCGCTGTAGGTCTTCGAGTACGGGATCCCCGACCCCGCTTGAATCCACGAGAGTCGGCGTCGAGCCACAGACCTCGCGTATCCTTGCTTTAGTTTCTGTCCAAGGTTTTTGGAACCTGTCAAAGAAGCATACCGCCCCATTCGAATCTAGACCGATAATCACAGTCCAATCGACGCTCTTGGCTAGATCCACGCCGTAACATACGGCAGGCTCCGAAGATATCCCTGCAACACAAGAGGCGATATGTTGGAGCCCAAAAGGATTATCACCGTCATCCGAAGGCTCGGCAAGGAATAGCTCACGAAAGACCTGCTCTGGCAGCTGGCGTCTGGCGTCCTCGATTTCTTTAGCTGAAAGGATACCAGCCGCGACCGCATCGGCGGCAATAATCTTCGAATAGTGCATATCCGGCTCACCAGCCTCGGCCTTGCGGGCCAAGAGGTAGGCCCAATTCTTTCGACCCTTGACGTTGCCGATGATACGCACACGGCCCTGTGTCTTGGTCAGGGTGGAACGTATCGCGTGCCAGGCTTCCTCGCGTAAGCGACTGGCCTCATCTATGACCGCAGCGTAAACGTCCTCTCCGTATAGATTGTCCGGCTTCTCCCCGGACTTGAACCATATGGTCGCGCCATTGGGCAGGCGTATGCTAAGCTTTGATTCATTAGCTTTGCGATAACTAACAACTATCGAATCCCGCATCCTGCGGTAGGCAATCTCTGCCTGCGGATAAACCGGGGCTATCCACCAATAGTTTCTGTTTCCACCTCCGCCCGTTATCGCCTGCTCGCCTAGCCAAACGATGCAGCCGTGGGTCTTTCCGCTTTTGGTTGAAGCCTCAATGACGCAGTAGCGGGCTTCGTGGAAGATATTTCCAAGCTGGTAGGACGTTAGCTTGGGCCGCTTATATTTAACCTTTCGCATCTGGCGCGAGGTTAAAGGTGAACTCTATCGGTTCTTCGCCACCGCTTAGCTCAATGGCGCGGGGCATCTCTTGTAGGCCGTAGGGCATAAGTCCAAGCAGTAGGCCGGGCTTACCCTTTACCGCCGAGGCTATCGCGTTTGAAATTAGCTTCTCAGCAATCTCCGGCGTCAATACTTTGGCGAACGCCTCTTGCAGGACGATGTTCCTCTTATTTGCCGTCCCTGGTTTCCTGCCGCCAGTTTTCTTTTTGCCTTTTTGAAAAGCCATTCTAAACTCTCTCTAGGTTAGAGTATAGCCTCATTTTCGGATTTTGTCAATGCGGCCTTTTTCCCTGTGAAATTTTCCCATCGTTTAATGTGGATGGCAAGTTTACTCTCGCGCGTTTATTATAATTCAATCCGACCGTTCTGTCAAGCCCCTCTCTTTTCCCCGTCGTTCCACCGTTCAAGTCGGGCCTCTTCCATCAGCTTTTGTTGCAACTTTTTCCCAGCATCTCCTTCAGCGTCCCCCCCGGACTTTGATTTGCCGTTGCCGTTATTTTTTTCCCAAGTCCGGATGGCTGCTTGCCAGTCCTTCATTCTCACCTTCCCCAGCATCCATCCACGGGCAGCGTAGTAATCCAGGAAGCCTTGAGGGTCTATGTTATTCTTTCGCTCCTGGCAGTAGTTCTGCACCTGTTCGAAGCTGGGAGGGATATTCGAACTCGCCCGAATTCCTTCATGGCCTTGGGGAGCTTCCTTCCCTATTCCTTTCCCTTCCCTTCCCTTCCCTATTCCCTTCCTAACGTCCTTGGTACTACTTCCATCATACTTTGGTACTACTTCAGTACTACTTCCATCATACTTTGGTACTACTTCAGTACTACTTCCATCATACTTTGGTACTACTTTAGTACTACTTCCATCATACTTTGGTACTACTTCAGTATTACTTTCATCATGCTTCGGTATAATAGATTCTTGCTCTTGGGGCGATGGTCTTTGATGTTTTTCCCACGAACGTATCTGCAAGTATTTTTTCCCCTCGATTTCATAGCGCATGATAAATTTGGGGCAAAGTTCCGATATCAAGCGTTCGCCGTCTATTTCTTTTTTCTTCAAATCGTATGGAAGGATTTGCACTTCGAGTTGGCGGGGCTTATCTTCCAATCTGCCGGCCTTATCAGCGTGACACCATAAACCAACAAAAAACAATCTGGCCGCGAATCCCAGATCGCCGATTTCTTGGTCCGTAAAGAAAGATGGTTTGATTGTTCGTATTCGAGCCATTCATTTTCTCCATTGAAAAAAGTCCCGCCGTCCGGCCCCAGCGGGAGCCCTGCAAGGCTTCAGCAACGGCGCGGACGGCGGGGGAAGTCTGTTTTCGTCTCATCGTTGCATCAGCTTTGCAGGGCCGGATACACAATAGCACAGATTCGTTGTTATGTCAAATCCGCTCGCTTCTCTTCAACAAATTCCCTTTGTCTCTCTTTATCCTCGGTGATTGACAAGCTTATGTTGCTTAGGCTCATCGAGGCTATCCCGCCCTTCGCGCCGTGCCTGTTTTTCGCCGTCGTGATCTCGATATGGGTTATTGCGGACCCGCACTCGTTCTTGGCTTTAGGTGCCCATAGGAGCATCACGCGGTCGCTCTCTTTCTCTACGGCGCTTGATTCTGACAGCATTGCCATGCGGGGGCGCATATCTTCCTGGGAATATGACATGCGATTAAGCTGCGCCGCTAGATGGACAACCACGCCTCGGCGGCGGGCCATAGATTTCAAAGAGCGCATAAATTCCCTGATCCTTAATCTTAGATTTTCCTCGCGGGGCATCGAAAATCTTTCCAGGTAATCCAAAAACAGGACTTCGGTGCCATGCGTTGATATCGCAACCTCGATATCCGCGAGCGACGGCTCTGGATCATCAATCACAACTATCGGCAACTTTGTCAAGGCATCACACGCATCGAGATATCTTTCACGTTCATTGCTGGATGGTCCCCACCCCCTGCGGATCAGTCGCGCGGACAACCCAGAGTAAATAGCAATCATGCGCTGGGATAGTTCTCCCGCGCTCATTTCCGTCCCGAAAATCAAGCATTTGTGGCCAGCACCGGCGGCGCAGAGCATGAGATTGAGCAGCAACACGCTTTTCCCCTCGTTGGTCGCCGCCCCCCATGTGTTTATCTCGCCAGGCAAGCATCCATACCAGATATCGTCCCAACATTCATAGCCGGTCATTATTTTTTTATTGGCGGCCTTGTCGTCGAGATGGGCAACCATGTCGCCCAGGACCGTGCCGATATCCTGAGACGGAGCGTTTATTAGCATTTGCTCGCGGCTCAGAACCAAATCCCGCAAAGGTTCGATACGCGATAGCTCGGGATCGGTAGCTATTTTCCGGGCCTCATTAATTATCTGACGCTCGAAATATAGTCTTGCCACGATGCGGGCATAATATTCTATGTGCGCCGCGGTCGCA